CCCGCCAGTCCAAGTATAATTTATCGCCGTGTCCACCGCCGAAGTCTGCCACGAAGGAGCAGTTCCCGCCCCGTTGGAAGTTAGATATTGCCCAGTTGTTCCTAATCCCGAAACTATGCCGATATTGCCCGTCCCGTTGCCTAGAAGCAATTGATTGGCGGCAAGCGTGGTGCTTCCTGTGCCTCCTTTGGCGGTTAAAATAGCCGTTCCGCTCCAAGTGCCCGAAGTTATCGTCCCGACAGTGGCCAGAGCGGAAGCGGAAGTCAGAGCGTTTGCGGAAGTCAGCCCCGACAAGGTGGTAATTAAAGGTAAGGTAGTGGTGGATATTTCAATTTTCCCCGCATTTAAAGCTGTAAAATTGTCGTTTATTGTCGTTCGTGAATTTTTAAGCGTATCGGTAGATTGAATGGTTGTTACAGAAGTTCCCAATTTATGAACAGTTTTTGTTTCAAGATATTTTAAAGGAACATAATTTTGAACGGCGAAAAAAGAGGCGAATGTGATACTGGCGGTGATAATTATGTTAATCAAGATATTCATCAGTTTTTATTTTCGTTGGTAATGGTTAAGTTATTTTTTGTTTCTCTGGCCAAAACAATACCTGGAACATCCCAAGTTCCTGTCGCTTCGTTCCAAGTGTAATCAGCGTCATCCCAAGTAACCGCCGAAAGTTTTACTTCATTGGTAATTGTTAAATTATTTTTTGTTTCTGGTGTGATTGTAATTGCCATATTTTTATCTAAATGAAATACGCTCCATTTCCATTATATTTTTTTTGTCTTTCTGCCGGGAAGCATAATGTTTTAATAAAGTTTTTTTCATTTCAATGGTTTTGTTTTGATACATAACAACCCTGTCTTTTTTATATGCCATACAATACGGAATAGAAGCCATATAAGCCAAAAGGACGTGATGAGTTGAAGGAAGTCCCGGCTCGGTTGTGTCAGCCGCAGTTGTGGAAACAGCGGTAAATAATTGGGCGGTTCTTTTGGCTTTTATTTTTAAGCCATTGGTAAGTGTTGCATAAACCGCAGTCGGAGAATTGCTTAAAATAATAGTATCGCCGACTATATCGTAATGAGTGGGCAACCCGTCTTTGGCGGTATAAGCGGAACCGTTAAAAGTTATATTAAAAGTTTCTTCAAAAGTCCTTCCTTCTTCCGCCGAATCAAAAGGAGTAAGTCTTCTGAAATATCCGCTTAAATCCAAAATGCTTATTTCTTCAATTTGCAGATATTCCGAAGCAAAAGAATAACTGATTTGTCCGCTGACCAGCGTGCCTGTGCCAAAAGGAGTGGTGGTATAATTAGTATCGTCATATTGCCAAGTGCCATCGGCGTTTATAATATCTCCCACTAATTCTTCCAATGAATTATTCACCCGTGAAGTTTTTGCCAAACGGGTGTAAGAAGTGTCGTCAGAATCGCAAAGACGGTCAATTTCTTGGCAAATTCCTTGTTTAGTTGTATTGTCGTAGAATTGCATTTAATATAAATACTCCCCGCAATGTTTTATGACCAATGTCGGGTCTACCCAAACATCATATCCCGCATCTCTGGCTGTATTGCAAAACCATACATCCTCGCCTAATGCCAAAGCTCCTTGCGAATCTCTGCCGAAATTAAACCAAGGCGCACCAAGCGGGCGGAATTTGCTTGTAAAAATAGATAAATCAATAAGCAATAAGCCAGCTCCGGTGTGTTTCACTTTAAAGATTTCAGTCTCAGATTCTTCTCCCAGCGATTCATAAAGCCACTTAACAGGAAACTCTCGCTTTTTGTATTTAACCCCGACAATTTCTTTTTTATGAGCCAAAAGTCTTTTAATAGTGTCTTCGGGGAAAATCATATCTGAATCAACGAAAAGAATGTGAGTTCCGCCATTTTTGATGGCTTCATTTACGAGCCAAGTTCTATTGCTCACAATGTCGCAAGAGCGTCTTAATATCATATCTATCACAAGTCCCCCCGCTCCAATAATACAACCCCCTATGGCTTGAGCGGTTAAAGACCTCATTGCATCAGTATCTGATACTGGAACTCCAATGACTACTTTTGCCTGCGATTCCACAATTTTTATTTCTTTTTTATTTGCCATATTCTGCCCCCATCACAAGTAGGGACAGATACGATAAACAAGACTATGCCACATTCACATCAAACACAGTCGGTTTCAGATTTGTCGGAATCAAAAGTCCATAATCCAAACGAGTATGAATTTGAGTTCCCGAAAGAGAACCGGCCGTTGAGCTTGAGGGCATTTCCGCCTTATAAACTTTTCCGTAAGTTTGGGTTAGAATTCCGAACTTCTGCACTTTGCGAACTCCGCCGAAGAGGTGGTTCGCAGTATGAGAAGTTGAAACATAGTGGAATAGGCCAAGCGCTTCTTTGCCTATTCTGCCTTTCCCGCCATCACGAAGAGCTTCATCCGCAAATTGGTAGCCGTTGGCTTGCATATAGGTAACAAGGAATGTCCAGTCGGCTGGTCTCCACTCCATAAATCCGCCGTTTTCCAAGTATAGGTCAAATCCATTGGCAGTCTGAATTTGTTCTATAATTCCACGACAGATGTCATCTATATTGTTTGCCGTAACGGTGATTGCAGTAGCGGCAAGTCCCAAGACACCTGCTCCTGTATCGCCGAAATCAGTCCAATTAGTGTGATTGGCGAGTGAAATAGCTTCCGCTCTTTCGTTAATCTTCTTCCCAAGCAAGGTTCCCATATCAGCCATTTTTGCGTAATTTGATTGCGCTTGATCAGCGTAATCAACATACACAGAATCAATTTCCGCAGTAACGATTGAGAGTGTCTCGTTCGTTTGGGTTACTGAAACAAATGGGATGACATTTGAGAGAGTAGAGCGACCCGCCGCCGTATTGGTGAGGGTTGCTACCGCCGGCTCATTTGAGGTGCTTACAAGGGGAAAATTATATGTCTGCGCGTCTGTATAGACCACATCGCACACATCTTTCCAATTCTGGGGTTTATCAAGCCTTCGGGCGATTTTATTCTCCCATAAAGCTTGGTAAATAATAGTATTAGCCATTGTGTTTTGTTGTCTTTTTAAAGACTAATCTGCTAATACAAGCGATTAGCTCCAAGTTAATGCCAAGAAGGTTTATTTCTATTCCCTTTGGCTGTTACCGCATCCGTTACTTTGGATGCTAGTTCAAAGTCGCTTGGCAAAACGCCAGTCGCTTCAAATTTGGCTATCGCCGAAGATATATCGCCTGATATGTCCCCGCCTCGCCTAGTAGAACTTGGTGTCGCAGATTTGACATCTCTTTCTGCTTTCAAGGAAGCCAGTTTAGAGACCACATAATCATCTTTCAAAGCTTCTCTGACGGTTTGACCCGTTTTTTGAATAATTTTCTGAATGACGGCTATGTCTTCGCTTTCTGTAATTCCTTTGAGGTCAAGATAATCTAACTGCGTTTCGTCTAATTCGCCTGTCTTTGGTTGGCTTGGCGTTTCTTTTGAACCCGCCACAACTCCGACCGCTTTTCTGGCATCCGCCAGTTCTTTTTTGAGAGTTTTTGTTCGCTCTCTTTGAGAAATCGCTTTGTGTTGGAGTTTCTCCGCTTCCGCCTTCCAGTCGGTAGTGTCATCTTCGCCTTCATTAACTACAGGAAGGTCTAAAGTTTCTTCTACCTCTATAACTTCTTCATTTTTTATTTCCATAGAATGATAACTGGTTATTCACTTTTAAAGAGTGATAACTTAATTGATAATTTTTAAAGAATGATAACTTGTTATTTTTGAGGGGAATAATAACCCCGATACCGAAATCTATTTCAAGAAAATGCTCATCGTTACATCAATATCTTTATCAGCTCGGCGGACAAAATCCAATCTGGCGGAATTTGAACCCGATGTATTGCCAACAATTACTTTTGTTGACGAAGCGACAAGTAAATTCATTCCAGTCCCGCCAGCTATGGTTAAGTCCATTGAGGCGGTCGTGGTGGCGTTGCGGATAAAGATTGCCCTAGTTTCCCCCGCTTGTTGGATAAACGAACTTAATGTTGAGGTCGCCGGCAATGTCAGTGTCGCATCTTGAACATTAAGGGTGTAAGCGATGACTTTTGCTTTATTTAAGTCGGCCGCTAAAAGCGTTTCTGCCGAATTAACAGTGGATGTCGCTCTTATCCCTCCGCCATCAGTTAAACCTTCATGAAAGAACATTGGAAAATAAACATCAGGCCCCGAAATCGCTCCTAATCTTTCAGGCACACCGATTGCTCCCGTTGCTCCTTTGTCGCCTTTAACACCCTGAACGCCCCTTTCCCCTTGAACACCCTGTGAACCCCTATCGCCTTTTACTCCTTGCTCGCCCTGAATACCTTGCGTTCCTTTATCTCCCTGAACACCGACTTGTCCATTTTTGACAACTCCCGTGATACCTACCGCAAGGGCTATTACCGCTATAAATCCTATTATTTTATTCATTTTTGTTTTTTGTTTTTTTGCCGACCTTTGTTTCTAATTTTACTTCTTGCTCTTCTTTCTCTTCTTGCTCTCTTAATTTGTCTTTCAAAC